CCCCTGCACCGGCTCCCGCTCCCGCCCCGGCTGACAAGCCTGCCGAGCGTGTTGTTCCGGACAAGTACGAACTCAAGGTTCCGGATGGCGTCGAGTATTTCGCTGAAAAAGACTTGGTTGCGATTGCGGAAGAGGCCAAAGCTTTCAAGCTGACGAACGACGAGGCCCAGAAGCTTGTCGAGTCGCGTGCCAAAGATCGAGTTGCTTTCGTTGACGCCCAGGTCGCTGAACATCAGACCCGCGTCGAGTCGTGGCGCAATGATCTAAAAAAGGATGTCGAAATTTCCGGCAAGAATGGTGAAGAATACGACGCCAACATCGCCGGCGCAAAACTTGTTCTGAACAAATTCGGCAGTCCTGAATTGCTGAATCTTCTGAACAAATCCGGATATGGCAATCACCCTGAATTGGTCCGGATGCTGGTCAAAATCTCGAAGGCAGCGAAGGAGGATTCGTTCCACACAGGTGATGACCGATCAAATGCTGGCCGTAAAGTGGTCACCGAAGACCAACTGGCCGCACAGCTTTACCCCACCAATTCCAAGTAGGAGTAAAAAATGCCCGTTCTCACTTCCAGTGTCCCGACCCTGATCGATGTCGCAACGCGACTCGATCCGAATGGCAAGATCGCCAACATCGTCGAAATGCTGTCCCAGACCAATGAAATGCTGATGGACATGACCTGGCTTGAAGGCAATCTGCCGACCGGTCATCGCACGACCGTTCGCACTGGTCTGCCGAGCGTCGCATGGCGTCTGCTCAATGGCGGTATCACCCCGAGTAAGTCCACGACTGCGCAGATCGACGAGCAGTGCGGCATGCTCGAAGCCTATTCTGAAGTCGACAAGGCTCTGGCCAAGCTCAATGGCAATGAAGCTGCATTCCGTCTTTCGGAAGCCCAGTCCTTTATCGAGGCCATGAACCAAGAAATGCAGCAGACCGTCCTGTACGGCAACCTGTCTGCACCGGAAGAATTCGTCGGCCTCGCGCCGCGTTATTCAACCCTCACTTCGACTGTGCCCATCAGCCAGAACATCATTTCGGCTTCCGGCGCCGGTTCCGACAACACTTCGGTGTGGCTGGTGGTGTGGGGTCCGAACACGATCCACGGTATCTATCCGAAGGGTTCGATGGCCGGTATCGAGCACCAAGACCTTGGTGAAGTCACGGTCGAAAATGCCAATGGCATCGGCGGCGCTCGCATGCAAGCGTACCGCGACCACTGGAAGTGGGATTGCGGCATCGCCGTGCGCGACTGGCGTTACGCCGTTCGCATCGCAAACATCGACGTTTCGAACCTCGTTTCGGAGTCGTCGGCGGCTGACCTGATCAAGCTCATGATCCGCGCCATCCACCGCATTCCGGCCATGGGCATGGGTCGTCCGGTGTTCTACATGAACCGGACCGTATACCAGATGCTCGACATCCAAGCGCAGAACAAGGCCACGTACACTCTGATGACCGGCAACGACGCCGCCGGTCGTCCGATGCTCTCTTTCCGTGGCATTCCGATCCGCCGCGTGGATCAGATCCTCAATACCGAAGCCGCCGTCAGCTAATAGGAGAAACAGCATGACCATCCTCGACTCTTTCACCCAAATCTCTTCGGCCCAAGCGCTCACCGCGACCGCAGCGTCGGAGGATTTCATCGATCTTGTTACCGCTCGCGATGTGTTCGGTGGCGGCGAGCCGCTGGCACTTGTGATTAACTGGCGCGTTGCAGCCGGTGGCACGAGTCCGACTTTCGCTGCTGCTGTGCAAGTGGACGACAACACTAGTTTTTCGTCCCCGACCACGGTCCTGACCTCGAAGACTCTTTCCGGTCTGACCGCCATGCCAGCTGGTGCGCAACTGATCATTCCGCTGCCGCCGCTGACTGATATCCTCACCGCTGCGCCGAACCAAGCCGAGTTCCGCTATCTTCGCGCGAACTACACTCTCGGTGGTACTAGCCCGACGATGACCATTGATGCAACCATCATCCCGCTGTCGATGGCGCATCATGTCCGCGCTTACCCGAGCGGTTTCTCGGTCGGCTAATAGGGGGTATAGATGCGCGTCAAAGTCATCGATCTTGCATGGGACGGTACTCGTCGGCTTCGTCCTGGGGAAATCGTCGATCTACCCGACAATTTCCCCAAAGGGTCGTGGTACGAAGAACTGCCGTCGGAACCCGTGGAAAAACCCGAACCCGTGAAGACCGACAAGAGGTCTTCCGGTAAAGAACCCAGTTAGTCGATAGGAGGGGCCGGAGAAATCCGGCCCTTTCTGTAAAGGAGGTATCAGATGGCACTGGTCAATCCGGTCATCACCCGGCCCGATATCACACCCGATGATGTCCTGGTTTACGCTTGGACTCTGGCGGACGGTGATCACGGCTTAGCTGTGCGAATCCCTGGCGGCGCAGACAAAAGTGTCCAAGTTTTGGGCAATTTTGGCACCAGCGGTAACATCCAAGTCCAAGGGACCAACAACCCCGCCCAAGCCAGTGAAAATGCGGCGTTTGCTTCGACCGATTATTCACTGTTGAATGACGCGCAGGGCAATGCACTGGACCTGGCGAACACTCGCATCGAGCAAATTCTCGAAAATCCTTACTGGATCAGGCCGCGAGTCAGCGCTGGCACTGGCGTTTCCGTCACCGTGTACCTTTGCGTTCGGAGGACCAAATAATGGCTGATATGATTCGTGCAGCTGAGGAACTTCGCAGGTTTTCGCGTTCGCTTAAAGCGGTGTTGGAGTTGTGCGACACGTTGGACGAGCATGGCAGTCTCGAAAACTACCTCAAAGAAATCAAGGCGAACCAGCACAATGCTGAGGCCGAACTGGCGAAGGTGAGGAAACAAGTCGAAGAAGCTCATGCCGTGTTGACTCTCACGGCTGCGCGCATCGAAAACGCTAAAGCCGAAGCTGTCAAGATCGTCGACGCTGCGACCGATACGGCCCAAGACATCAAAGCGACAGCTAAAGCCCAAGCTGCTGAGATCGTCGATGCTGCCACCGTTAAGGCTAAGAGCATCGAGCAATCTAACGTCGACGCGCAAGGCCGGTTGACCGAAACTGCCGCTCGCATCACCGCAGCACATGACGAACTGACGGAGCTTGAAGCTAAAAAAGCGCAAATTTTTGATCAGCTTCGTTCGATCACTCAGCCGAAGGCTTGATATGCGCCAGCCTGCAATGGAATGGCGACCCAACCTGGGTTGCTGGCTTTTGCGGACTGAGACACCAGTGCCGCAGTGGGTAGTTCAAAAATGCGCCGAGTTCACTCTGAAAACACAGATGGCTCGGCGTATTGGTTTGATGCCAGGCGATACTCGGGATGACCTTGATGCAAGCATTAAAGCACTGCAAGAAGGTCTAATCAAACAATGGGCTGCTGGCCCTCAAATGGACGGCAGCGGCGAAATCGAAGTGTTCCGTGCCACAAAGGGCACTGGCAAGATCATTAGTCTAGGAGTCTGACATGGCAGCGACTTGGAGAGCAACGGGCGGCGCGATTGCGTATGCGAACGCGAAGGACATGCTGAACGTCTTCAACGGCACGGCGACGGCGCGGGTTATCCGTGCCTATCGGTGCTACTGGTTCAACAACGGCGTTACTGCGGTTACTGGCGTTTTGACCACCGCTCAAGTGCGCCGGATCACTGCCGCCTCAGCTGGCACTGCCGTGACTCCGGTAAAGCACGACACGAACAGCAGCGCTCTTGATGCCGCCACGACCTGCGGAACCAATCAGACTACGACCGGAACGGACATTTTCCGTCGTTTCCTGTTCGTTAACGAGGAGCCTGTGGTGGCAGGTACGACTCAAGCCAACTGGTTGACGCTGGTTCCTTTCGCGGAAATTTGGAATGCCGGTTACGGCGACGTCAACGTTGAACCGATTGTGTGCCGCGCTACGCAAGGCATCCAGTTGTTTCACTCGGGTTCAAGTGCTGTTGGCTCTGCCGATCTTGAAATTGAATTCACCGACTCCGCGAGCTAATCATGCACGGGCTTCGGCACAAAGTCTGCCTTCACGAGTGGGGCGTCCCATCAGAGGTAGCGGAAAAGGTGACGCAGGACTTGAACGGCGGGCAAGGCGGCAAAGCGCCGCCGATCATTTGCCCCGGCTGCGGAGTTTCTGCGCGGTATTCAGCGTTTGAAGTAATCGAAATTCCCGATGCCTGAAACCTACTACGTCCGGCTGAATGCGGTTGACGTTCGACCGCTGGAGGATGCATTCCTCGCTATCGAGAATGGGGCGACGGATGCACGGGCGTACTTTGAGGTTGTATCGCTGCGGGTTTCTCCGGCTGCGCCAACAGGCGCAGGGCCAACGGGAGCGCTTAACCTTGGTCGGTCTGGCTTGTTTGGCATAAACCGCATCAGTGCACTAACTGGCGGCGATGCTATTACCCCGACAAAGATGGATACGGCAGACAGCAATCTGCCTTCACAAGTAGTTGTAGCAGTAAACCCGAATAGCGTCACGACTACTGACACATTTCGTCGAATCAATGACGCGCCGGTTTATTCTGCGTCCGTTGCTAATACGCAACTATCTAGCCGCACGTATGGCGGCTCAATGGTCACGCATCAAAAGTCTCACTATTCCGACATTTGGCGTGGTGGAGAAAGCGTTGACGTAGAGTCGATTATCTTGCGACCGGGCGAGGGAATTGCGCTGACGCAGTTGGCTTTTGGGCTACAGCACTCAATGATTGTCTCTGTTGTGGTCACGAACACGGCGACGCTGGCAACATATGTGTGCCGCTCTCCTGACGTTGGCACGGACAGGACAATCGGCGGCGCATTGTTCGGGATCATGAACAACAGCGGATCAGGCGTTACTCTTGCTGTGAAGTTAATGTTCTTGCCCGTGGATGGCGAGGCCGTGCTGGCTCCGCCGCTACGCCTGTGCCGGATGAGTGGTCTAAGTACGAACGGCGACACGGTAACGCTTATTTCGTCCGACACGACAAAGACGGCACCAGCAAGCCTAAAGGTTTCGTCCGGCCCGATGCAGATTATGCTGCCGGGCGAATGGCAGTCCGATTTGTACAGCACACACGGACTTGCATATGTCAGCTCTGGCGCACTGTTAGCAACGTGGAACAAAGCACAACTTGATGCAGGTACGTTTGTCCGTCGCACCTACACGAACATCTTTCCTGATGTCGGCATTGGCGTGATTGTAGGAATGCAATCATCTGCCATTGACGATTGCCTAATGTTCAGCGCAAAACCTGGTAACGGAATCATTGTCAAGCCGGGACAGGGGCTTGCACTGGTTGGTGGCAGAACATCGCTCAGTGGTGAATTGCCGCTACAGGGTGCGGCTTCGACGTTTCACAACTACGATATTGACGCCACGATTTTGTACTACCCGCCGCCGACTGGCTCGGGAACATTCCCGCCCGTTGGCGACGTAGACTTCGGCGTTGTTTATGGGCCTAACGGGAACGACTTTACCGGCACTTTGGTTCAGCCTTCCCAAAACAATGTCAGGGTTTCTATCAGCTACGGTGCCGGAGGAACGGAATTCACTGGCAACGTAACATTGCCATCCCCTTCCGATGTCGCTGCTGGTGTCAGCTACGGCGCGAATGGAACCGAGTTTACCGGCACTTCTAGCGGTGGCGGCGGTTCGAGTGCAGTTTATTTGAGGAGACGATAAATGGCGTCGTCAATGGTTGAGATTTGGAACATGGCTTTGTCCCACATCGGCGTCAAGAATTTTGTGACTGGCCCGAACGAGAAAAGTCAAGAAGCAGCTGTTCTTTCGATCTGGTGGTTGCCTTCGCTGGATTATGTCTTGGCCGATCATCCGTGGCCGTTTGCCGGGAAATACGCTCAACTCGGTCTTGTTGAAACCGTCAACCCCGAATGGGCATATGCCTACAGGTACCCAAGTGATTGTGTGCATGTGCGAAGAATTTGCGACCCGGTAGGTGGTAGGGCCAGCCCGAATCCCCCTCCTTTCGTGATCGGCCACGACGATGACGGGAAAGTCATATACACCGACCAAGCGGACGCCATCTTGTATTACACCGTACGCGTCAACGAACCCGAAAGGTTTGATGCGAAATGTGTCGAGGCTCTGTCGATCTATTTGGCGTCTCGAATCGCCAACCCGCTGACACGAATGCCCAATTTGGGCAAAGATCTGGAAGACTCTTACAATCGAATGATCGTCAAAGCTGCGGTCAAATCTTCGAACGAAATGCAGCAGGACGACCCCCAGGAAGCCGAGTGGATTCGCGCGAGGGCGTAAATGGCTGATATCGCACAACGGAATTTTGCGGGCGGCATATTGTCGCCCGATTTGTTTTTTCGGGCCGATCAGGTTAAGTATCTCACTGGTTGTCGCGAAGCCACGAATTTTTTCATTCGTAAGAGCGGGGGTCTGTCCAATCGCGCCGGGACTCGTTTTGTGGCTGAGTGCGAAACCCAGGGCAGTCCTACTGGCCGCAGGTTGTTGAAATTTATTTTCAGCGACCAAGACACTTACGTCCTGGAGTTCACATCCAATTCGACTTCCGGCTACATGCGAGTGGTTCGCAATGGGGCTTTGGTTCAAATCCCAGGGCTGATTGCACTGCCATGGTCTGTTTCGACCACATACAGCGCTGGGGAGTCGGTGTCGTATCTCGGTAATGTGTATGTGGCTTTGCGAACCACTATTGCCGACACTCCATCCACATCACCGCTCGATTGGGTTCAAGTCACGGCTGGCATTTTCAGGACAGTTGTGCAGAAAATCAGCCGCTTCGCGCCGAATGATTACTCGTGGCGTTTTGAAGCTTACGATTTTAACCCTAAATCTCAGCCGCCTTCGGGTTCTTTGACTATTACGTCGGGCGGTGGAGGCGGGTCTACTTCCGATTATTTATATGCTGTGACGACGATCAAGACCGTCGATTTCGAGGAAAGTCTGCCTCTTACCGGAACTTTGCTAGCGGCCCATAAACCGACTACCAATAACCCACACATGTTGACTTGGAGTGCTGTGGCTGATGCGGCTGAGTATTACGTTTACAAAGCTGTTAATGGTAAGCTAGGGTTTATTGGAGCGGCTGCAGCTATCGCGTCGCCCACGTTCAGCGACATCGGCTACGATCCCGATACTTCGCTTCCGCCGCCCACGAATCAAACCATATTTAATTCCACCGGCAATTACCCGTCGATCGTCGCGTTCATTCAGCAGCGCTTGTGTTTCGCCGCCACTGACACTGAACCCGAAAAGATCTGGATGTCGCGTACCGGTCTTTACCAAAATTTCACGGTCAGCTTGCCGCAGCAAGATGACGATTCGATCTCATTTGCTCTGTCGGGCCGGAAGATCTCACGCGTTCGGGCGATGTTCGAAGCTGGCGGACCGTTTGTCTTGACCGCGAACGTCGAATGGCAATTGAAAGGCGATGCGGATGGCGCGGTTCTGCCGACTGTAATTGGCGCGGTCCAGCAGGCGTTTAATGGCGCTAGTGCGAACGTTGATCCTGTGATCATCGATGACACGGCAATTTATGTGCAGGGGCGTGGTTCGATCGTCCGCGACCTTCGGTACAAGCTTGAGGATACTGGCTACGAAGGCCGCGATTTGAGCGTCTATTGTGATTCGCTCTTCAACAAAAAACAGATCGTAGCTTGGGACTACGCGCAGAACCCGCATTCTCTGTTGTGGGTTGTTCGCAATGACGGAGTTTTGCTCAGCCTTAGTTACTTGAGAGAACACGAAATTTGGGGGTGGACTCAGCACACGACCGATGGTTATTTCCGCGATGTTGTTGTCGTGCCCGAAGGCGATCTGGATGTACCCTACTTCATCGTGGAGCGCAAGATTAATGGCGTTACCAAGTTTTACATCGAAAGACTGAATGAGCGAATCGATGACGACGTTAGCCAAGCTTTCTTCGTCGATTGCGGTCTTTCTTATGATGGCACGAATACCACGTCCACCACGATCAAGGTCATCAATGGGCCATCCATCACCGTAAACGATGTCGTGGCGATCGAGTCGTCGGTTTCGCTATTTTCGGCATCCGATATCGGAAACGCATTCGTGTTGTACCGGTACGATGCCGACGGCAATCTGGTCACTCAGGTCACCATCACTATTCAGAATTACCTCACCCCGACGCTCGTTGAGGGGATCCCGAGTCAGGACATGACCGGCCCTAGCTCTGTTGAATCGGGCCGCGATTGGTTTGTGGAAAACCCGATCACCACCTGGGCGAAAGCGGTGGACCAATTCACCAATCTGGGCCATCTTGAAGGGAAAAATGTCGCGATCCTCGCTGACGGCGCTGTCGTCGCCAATGGGTACGAGGAACCATACTACACCGTCTCCTCCGGATCTGTTACAATACCACGGCCAGCAGTTATTGCTCACATTGGCTTGCCGTACATCGCGGATTTTGAATCACTCGATGTTGAGGCAAAAGATGGTAATACCGTTCGTCATAAGCCTCAAATAGTCACTCATGTCGGCGTTCTTGTTAAGGATACTTCTGCGCTTAAAGCCGGATCTAATTTTTCCAAGATGACCGAGTACAAGATTCGCGACGAAGAAGCCATGGGCGAGCCTACTCGGTTTAGAACCGGGTTTTTCGACGTTTCGGTGTCCTCGTCTTGGGATGAAGAGTCTCGTGTTTGCATCAGACAAGACAATCCGTTGCCGGTCACGTTGTCCGGTATCATTCCTCGATACGTGATGGGGTAAATATGGGCGTAGCCGCAATGTTCGCCGGAGCCGGTCTGTCTGCCGGGTCATCGATTCAATCCGGCAGGTTTAACGAAAGAGTCGCGAATACGAATGCCGGTTTCGCGGAAATGCAAGCCATCGACGCTGAAAAGCGCGGCATCGAAGATGAAGCTAATATGCGTGTCCGTATCAGGCAGCAAATTGGCCAAGCCCGAGCCGCGTATGCGTCGCAGAATGTGCAAGTCGGTGTGGGGTCTGCTGGTGAAACCGAGGCAAGCATCGCCTACATGGGCGAAAAAGACGCGATCACCATCAGAAACAATGCCGCGCGTGAAGCCTGGGGCTATCGAGTTCAAGCCTGGAATTACCGGCAAAAGGGTGCGATGGCTAAATCAGAAAGTCAGACTCGCGCTCTTGGCACTGTGCTTGGTGCGGCCAGTGACTATTACAAGCTTAAGAGGTAAAAATGCCTAGCGTACCCCGCGTCCTGGAACCGCAAGTAAGAGCGCAACCCCTGCCGGGTGTGAGAGCGACTGTTGAGTCGTCGCCCGCCGCTGCCGCTGAATTGGGCAATGTCGTCCGTCAGTTTGGTACCGATATCGTCCAGGAAGAGCAGCGTAAAGCTGATGAAATCGCTGTCATGTCGGCTCGTCGTCGCCTGACCGAATTCGAAAATTCCACTCTTTATGACCCCAAAACGGGCGCGTTGAACAGAAAAGGTCGGGATTCGTTCGGACTACCTGAACAGATCAACCCCGAGTTCGACAAGCAAGTTACTCAAATCGAGTCCGAGCTTAACGATCGGCAAAAACGCGTTTTTCGTCGCATTGCCGAGGAGTCGCGTTCCCGGCTCGACACGACGGTCCAGCGTCACGTTTTCCAAGAACGCCAGAAGTACGACACCGACGAGACGAACAATTTCGTCAAGACCGAGCGCGACTCTGCGGTGTTTAATTACCTCGATCCGCGCCGCGTCGAAGCTAGTATTGAAAATCAGATCGTGGCCATCAACGCCTATGCTTCCAGAAATGGTCGTGGGGCCGAGTGGACGAAGAGCGAAGTAGAAAACGCGCGGTCGAAGACTTACCTTGGTATCATCAAAAGAGCCTTGGCCGAGGGCAAGGACCAGTACGCCAGTGCCTTTTACGAAGAAGTCAAGAACGACATCAAGAGCGACGAATCTATCGAAGCTGCCAAGCTAGTTTCCGATGGTAAGTATATGGGTCAATCGCAGCGAACCGCTGACGCCATCATTACCAAGTTCGGCATGTCGGATTTGAATGTTCTGTACGAGCAGGTCAAAACCATCGAGGACCCGAAACTGCGTGATCAAGTGCAAGTGCGAATCGACGCGGAAGTGTCGAGG